CTGAGTTATATGAAATTGTAATTGGTAGTTTCATTAGTTGCTCCCGTTTCTAATTGTTAAGCGAAGTTTTCTGCTGGCACTCCAATTACTTGGAATGTCAAAGATACAGTTTGTGCATCTGGTGCAGTTCCACCAGCTGAAGGCCACATTGGCAATACTTGGAAAGTAAATACTGCGCCTGATGTAGCTGTGAAAACTGTATTGATTGCTGTGTTTGGTGCTGACTCTGAAGCTGACCATAGGATCTCACAAAGTGATCCAGTTGCGCCCCAGTCGGCTAGCATCTCTACCGCTAGGGTAAAGTTGTTATCGATAACTTTGAAAGCCTTGCCATCTAAAGTTTCGTAAGTTTGGCGATTCATTTCGCCAGTTAAAACTGCACTTGTTGCTTGAGCATCAAAAGTGTTACCACCGATAGTGAAGGTAACATCTCTGCCCGTAATTACTGTGGTAGACACTTGGACTCCTTAGTTTGTTTGTGTGTAATAGGTTGATACATTTATATCGGAGATCAATAAATTTGATGCTCCAACCTGTGTAACTGTTGGCCTTTCGACCGATCCGACAACATATCCATTAGGGATAACTGCCAGAATGCTCATGACTAACTGCTCGATGTTATCGAGTGATGCTGGATTGCTATTGTAAGCAACCGCAGCTGTGATTGTTAAATTTACTCTGCAACGAAGTGTTGTTTTACCAATTGTTTCAATTTCAAGATACGGACTCGATGGAACGCAGACGACTGCTGGTGGGATCACCGACTCGGGAACGAAACTATAAACATTTCCTGCAACACCGGCTAAAGCTGTGGCAAGTGGTTGTCTAACAGCTGAAAGAATTGTTGATGCTGGCATTTATTGACACATGCTTTCAACATCCATGTATGGGCCTAAAATCCCAACAACTCTATTAAATAAACTTCTCCCGATACGATAAGGAGTTGCTGTAAAATCTACTCCTTCGATTTGTCCACCGGCTGCGACTCTTGACTGGAATACTTCAACGGAAACAACGAAAACTGCTGATCGAACAGACTCGTTTCCAACATAAGTTGATGCTCCAGATAAAGTCGCGACTCCAGATGGAATAACATTTGCTTCGATGACATCGGCATTAGTGATTGCAGTTTGGAAGGTATATGCGCCAAGATCTGAGTCAAGTATTGTTCTTGTTCCATTGAATGGAGTTCCGCATCCTGTGATGACAACTGATTGTCCTTCGGTAAATTCATGAATTCCTAGTGTAGTAAAAGTGGCGACATTATCAGTCAGCGACACTTTTTGAATTGGGCTTTTGAATGTAACCAACATTGGCAAAATTGTGTTTTCACTTGTATCTATTATGCCATTTAGATAAGTGTCATTGTAGAGAGCGGAAGATACCCCAAGCACGGCTCTTAACTCGGTGGCCGAAATAATGCTAGGCATGAAATACCTTCCTCTCTACTCTCCCTTAATGGATGCCTGTGATCGGGAGCAACCACAGGCACTCAGTTAATTGCTATTAAGCGTTGTCGTTGCTGGTGTATCCACCTGGCAACTTAGGTGCAACGGCTGCATAACCATAGTATCCAACTTGGATTTGACCAGTTGAAATTAGGTTAGTTTGTAGTGATAAGCGTGGGCTCTCATAGAATGTTAGAGCATCTGGGTTGATTACATAAATTGATCCATCGCCTGTTCCTGAAAGTGAGCGAGAAACATATAGATCAAGTCCTGCAACATTTCCGCGAGTTGATGATGGAGAAAGTGCTCCAGCAGCATTCATCGGATTTGAAGCAATGTAGATTGGGCGACCAGCATCGTTTAAGCCCATGATCTCTGCCCATACATCTGGTGATACAGCAACATTTCTAGCAAATCCTAGAGATCCTGTGTAAACATTCTTTGCAGCATTTGCGAAAAATGCTAAGTAGTTAGCAGCAGTTGCGCCAGCCTTAGCTGTTGCAGCAGTTGCAGTTGCAGATGCGCGTGATACTGCATAAGCATCAGTTGCTTTTGCGTAAGCAAATTCCATCTGGCGAACTAACTCAGTAAAGAATAATGGAGAACTGCGATCAATTAGCTCTAGAGATATGGTCTGTTGGCCACTGAACTTTTTGACATCCACTGAAATGAACGCGGTCGCTTGATCAGTTTCTGATGGTGTGCCTTCCTCATTTGTTAATGCAACAGTTGGTGCTGTGTTAATGCGAGGCAATTCAAAAGTCATTCCTGAGGCAGGTAATGTTTCTTTTGATAGCGCATCAATAAATCCTCTGTCAGCGTTTGAAACTCCGTTAATTAGAGTTGTGCTTTGTGGTGTTGGAATAAAGCCAGCGTTGTCTGTTGTGTTATCTGCGAACGCAACGAACTGACGGCTCTCATCTGATCCTAGTGCTGCACGAATTGAGTGCTCTAGGTATGTTGCCTTTGAATTAATTGGTGAGCGTGGCTTTGTGTAAGCAACTGGTTGAGTTGCTGTTAATGCCACAGGCTCTGATTTTGCAGCTTCTACCGCTTCGGTGGCGATAGGAGCTTCTGATGTTATATCAGACACTTTTTCCTCCTGTGTTGTTGTTTCCTCAGCGGTTGCTTCGGAATTCTCTGTTGGTGTTTCTGTTGCTGCGACATCGGCAACTCTTGCGCTGTCAATTGCAGGATCGGTTACTAAACTAACCTCGATTAACTTTGCTGCACTAATTGACATAACGCCATTTTTGTTTTCCCAATCATCAACCATAACTCCAACGCTAAATCCATCGCGTAGGCCTTCGGCTGCCTCAAGTAAAGAATCATCGCCAGCAATAGTTCCGGCAATCTTAAATGTTGCTTCGATACCAGCATCATCAGCTGTAATATCCATTAATTTACCAATTGGTCGTGTGCGGTCGTGCTCTAGTAATAATTTGACTGGCTTTGAGAAATCAATTGACCCTTTCTCAAATACTGTTGCTCCGGCAGATGTATTTCCGCGCTCGCCCCAAGTTACGATTGTTCCTGAGATTGTGCGCTTACGATTATCGGCTGCGGTTAGTGTTACTGGGAAATTAATCTTCATCGGATTAAATCCTCCTCCTCTTGGATTTGCTCAACGCTCATCGCGCCGATTCTGTTTAGTATTTCATAAACTTGCGCACGCTCTAATGCTGAGCCACGCAAAAAGTCATCAATATCAAATCGAACTTCAACACCATTTGGTACAAAATCGGCAGCGGAAAGTCTTTGTTCCAAGGGTGTTATGATATTTCTCAAACTGAAATCGATAAGAGCTTTCCTTTCCATAACAGTCGTACTGTATGTCATGCTCGTAGTTTCAGCGGAAACAAAACTGGCCGGAATGCCTACGGCTCTTGCTAATTCCAAACTAACATACATTCTTGCTTCATTTAATTGTAATTTAGCAGGATCAAATCCTAATGCAGTTAATTCAACATCAGCATTTAGAAACGCAGTAGCTCTAGTTGATCTTGCTGTTTTCCATGACTCTAACAATTTTGTAATACGCTCTGGAGTTAAATTTGTTCCATTTGATTTTAACACCATTGTGGGAACTGGCTCTTTAGCATATAACTCTGCTGCTTTTTCTAATTCTAATGCAGCTCTAATTGTGCGACCTGCTCTATTTAATACACCTTCATCCAAACCTGAGAAAACTATGATCGAACCTACACCACTCACGGGAATATCAAGTCCATCAATTTGGTAGGCAGTGATTTCTGTTGAATTTGAATTTAATGTATATGAAACTCTATTTGGCGCGACTCTTGTCCATGAACGAATGCGAGCACCATCTGAACTTGAATACTGATCTAAAATAATTCCATAAGCGTTTCCTGTGAAAAGTAAATCCTCCGCTAACCAAGCATAAATTGCTGATCCAGCAATTCTTGGATCTGGTTGCATAATTACGCGCTGTGGTCGTAAATGCTCTTTAGTAAAATGATTGTAAGTTTCTAAAGGTAATGATCCAATTGTTGAGCAAATGATATTTCTTGCTCTTGCTAATGATGGAACTGACATTGCTTGTTCGCGAGTAGCAGTTGCAGCTCCGTAAAATAATGAAGCAGCAGATTGTTGAACATTGTAAGGAACATTACCAGCAGCAACATCTGTTTGCATTGCTGGTGTTTGATTTGTAAGAAATCTATCGAATAATCCCATTAGCATATAATATACCATAAAGTCAATATATTATGCTATTTGAATGTCAACTTCACTTTCTACCTGTGTTGCAAAATATGAAGCTAAAGCAGATGCGACAGCTGCACAAACTGCGACTCTACTTGCACGCCTCCCGATGATCCATGACCCATCCCCATAGGGCAGCTTCGCAGCGGAAAGTGTTTGTTGGGTCAGTTCGTCTTGACCCCCGTGCTGTAACCGATGGGAATTGATTGCGCCTAACCACCG